TGCCAATACCCGAAATCGTTTAAGTCATGACCCCAGCCCTCATCCATCATCTCGTTGACACCACCGCAATGATATTCGGCATCACCCCCGACCAGGTGCGGTCGCCAAGCAGGGAACGGCCCTGCGTAATCGCTCGGAACATCGTGGCCGACATCGCCTACAACGAGTACCTATTCACCTACATGGCTATCGGCAAGGAGTTGAACCGCCACTACTCCACCATCATTATCAACTTGGAATCCTTTCACAACGACTGCAAGGCCAAGCCCCAACTCCGCTACCTTCGGAGGCAAGTTTTCAACAACGCCCAAGAGTACTTGCAGACCGCTGAAGGGGCTTATATTACTGATACTCTGCAACTTCCGCCCACCGAATAGCCCGAAACCGCTATCACGCCCAAGGGGTCGGCCTAACCGCTGACCCCTTTTTTTTGCAATCTTTGTGCATGGCATCCGCAGACACCATCATACTCGACCTCTACCGAAGCGGCGAAATCCGAAAAGCCTGCCTGACCATTACGGGGGGCGACCCGCTTTGGAGGGACTTGGAGCAGGAGTGCGTGTTAATCCTATTGGAAAAAGACTCCGCCAAGATTCTGCAAATCCACGGGCAGGGCTACTTCAAGTTCTATGTGGTACGCTTGCTGCTCAACCTCTACCGAGGCAAGAACAACCAATTTGCCCAAAAGTACCGTCACCACGACCTACTCGAAGAACTGGACCCCGATTCCCCTATCCCCCAGTCCGAGTACGATTCCTTGATGGATGACCTTTGGGCCATAGCAGAGGCGGAGATGGACACTTGGGCAAAGGATGGGGCGTTCCCCTATGACAAGGAGTTACTGCGCCTCCACCTACGGACGGGCAACATGAAGAAACTATCCCGTGACACGGGCATCCCGTACCGTTCTATAATCTATTCCATTGACCAAGCCAAGGCCAAAATCAAGGCCGCCATTCAATCCCATGGACACGCTGATATTTCCCCTGCTGATAAGTAGTTTGACCGCTCTCGCTATTGCCGAGTACCATGTCCTGCCACAAGCCTGGTACAAGACCTGGTTCGCAAGGAACAAGCCGTTCTCCTGCGTGACCTGCCTGACCTTTTGGGTGGCGTTCCTGCTCACCTGGTCCACCTGCGGATGGGTTCTCGCTCCCGTTTACGGCCTCGCCTCTGCGGGGTTGACGGTTGTCATCCTCCAAGTCACGAACCGATGACCCACCAACTGCACCACGGCGATTGCCTTGAAGTGTTGCGGTCCATGCCCGATTGCAGCGTGGATTCAATCGTTACCGACCCGCCCTATGGGTTGTCATTCATGGGTAAGAAATGGGACTACGATGTGCCGAGCGTTGATGTTTGGGTGGAGTGCCTTCGGGTCTTGAAGCCTGGGGGTCATCTGCTGGCCTTTGCGGGGACGAGGACGCAGCACCGCATGGCGGTAAAAATTGAGGATGCGGGCTTTGAGATTCGGGATATGATTGCGTGGGTGTACGGGTCGGGGTTTCCGAAGTCGCTGGATGTGAGCAAGGCGATTGATAAGGCGGCGGGGGCGGAGCGGGAGGTCGTGGGCCGGAAGGCCGTTACGCGGGTAATGGATGGCTCAGACCTCGTCGGCGGAAACGTGCGCGCCGGGTTCGTTTCCGTCACCGCCCCTTCCACCGATGCCGCAAAGGAATGGCAAGGTTGGGGGACTGCCCTCAAGCCTGCGTTGGAGCCGATAACCGTGGCCCGCAAGCCGCTGATTGGAACGGTTGCCGAGAATGTCCTGCAATACGGGACGGGGGCGATAAATGTGGATGGGGGAAGGGTGGGGACGGGTGACGACAGGACGTCAGGCGGCGCAACAGGAAAGCGGATTGACGCAGACGGGGGATATTCTGGTGGATGGGGTTTCGCGCAAGACGGCGTCAAACGTGCATCGGGCGGCCGCTGGCCCGCCAACTTCATCCACGATGGAAGCGACGAGGTGCTGGGGCTGTTTCCGCAAAGCAAATCAACAGGAGGAACTAATCCTTCAAACCCAAATGTCATATACGGTAAACGGGATTCACTTACCTATTTTAATTACGGCGATTCGGGCTCTGCCGCCCGCTTCTTCTACTGCGCCAAGGCAAGTAAAGCGGATAGGGGCGAAAACCACCACCCCACCGTCAAGCCTACCGACCTGATGCGCTACCTCTGCCGCCTCGTAACCCCGCCAAACGGAATCGTCCTTGACCCTTTCAACGGGTCAGGTTCCACGGGATGCGCTGCGGTCTTGGAAGGCTTCCAATACATCGGAATTGAACGGGAGGCCGAGTATATCGCTATATCCGAGAAACGCATTGAGGCACGCTCTAAACAAGTGCAGGAGCAACCCAAGCAACTGACCCTACTATGACCCAAGACGAGTACCTGCTGGCAACCAAACACCGCCATTACTGGGACCAATACCAAGCCGCCCTGTTCATGCGGCTCTCCCCCGAAGCGGTCCATGATTTGCAGACCATCCTCGTGGCCCATGGCAGACCCAACACGAATTGGTGGTGCGCTGACTGCGTAAAATCCGCTCTCCAATACATTTACCAAGAGGCGGACCAGTTCGCCGAAGCCAACCACCACACCGTTACCCATGCCCTCAACAACCCCAACCCGTGACCAGCACTTCCAAACCCATGCCGACTATGGCGAAGGTGTGCGCAATAACGCCAAGCGAGGGATTGAACTTAACGAGCGGAACGGCAACAAGTGCGCCACGCAGACGGGCAAGGTCAGGGCGCAGCAGTTGGCTAACGGGGAAGGGGTATCGCTTGCAACCGTCAAGCGGATGCACTCTTACCTTAGTCGTGCAGAAACCTACTACGACAACGCTGACAGTTCCAGCGACTGCGGCTACATCTCCTACCTCCTTTGGGGTGGCAAAGCGGCCCTTGGATGGAGCAGGAATAAACTACGGGAACTTGGCGAACTCAACGAAGGCTGACACCGAAGCGCAGCGGCAGGCTCGGACTGAATCGCTGATGATGGTCATCACGACCCTCTGCGACTGCATCGGAGCGGTGGACGATTCCAACTCGCCCAACGCCTTTGCCGTGAAGATGAAAATCGTGGACAAGATTGACGAACTGATTGATAAAATTGAGTATTGATGGGAGCAGGAAGGCCACGGGTATTTGCGACCCCCGGTGAACTATGGGATGAGTTCACGGAATATTGCGACAAAACCAAGGAACGGCCCATCCTCGTAAAGGATTGGATTGGCCCCAAAGCCGTGGAGGTTTACCGGGAAAAGGAAGCCCCATTGACGATGGAAGGGTTCCGGTTACATCTTTGGGACAAAGGAATCGCTGATGGAGGCAAGGAGTATTTTCTCAACCGGACGGGAACATATCAAGAATTTACCACGGTCTGCTCCCGCATAAAGGAAGCCATCCGGGCTGACCAAATCAAGGGAGGCATGGCGGGCATCTACAACCCCTCCATCACCCAGCGGTTGAATGGTTTGGTAGAAAAGCAGGAAACGAGTATCACCATCGAGCAGCCGCTCTTCGGGGATGGACTTTAAATACACCACCGCCATCCGCAAGATTCGGGCGATGACCGCTCGGAAGAAGGTGATTCAGGGCGGAACGAGTGCGAGCAAAACCTTCGGCATCCTTGCGGTCCTGATTGACCATGCGGCCCGCCATCCCAAGTCGGAGATTTCGGTCGTATCCGAATCCGTGCCTCACTTGCGGAGGGGAGCCATCAAAGATTTCGCCAAGATTATGCAATGGACCCACAGGTGGGTTCCCGACCGCTGGAACAAGACCCTGCTCCAGTACAACTTCGCCAACGGATCCACCATTGAGTTCTTTTCCGCTGATTCGGAAGCACGCCTCCGTGGGGCAAGGCGGCAGGTCCTCTACATCAACGAGGCGAATAACATTGACTTTGACTCGTACTACCAGTTGGCGATCCGTACATCGCAGGAGATATACATTGACTTCAACCCCACCCACGAATTTTGGGCGCACACGGAGGTACTCCCCGAAAAGGATGCGGAGTTCCTCATACTCACCTACCAAGACAACGAAGCCCTTCCTGATACGATTCGGAACGATATTGAACTAAACCGAGCCAAAGCGGAGCATTCCGCATATTGGGCGAACTGGTGGAAGGTGTACGGGTTGGGTCAAGTCGGGACGCTCCAAGGGGCGATATATGGGGACTACACGGTGGTGGAAGGGATTGACCCATCCACGATGAAATTCGTCGCCTACGGGCTTGACTGGGGCTTCAGCAACGACCCAACCGCCTTGGTCGCAGTTTACCGCAGGGGTGACGACCTCTTTATCCACGAACTGCTCTACCATCGGGGCTTGACCAACTCCGATATTGCGGTCCGGTTAAAAGAGTTCGGCATCACAAGGGCTTGGGAAATCGTGGCCGATTCTGCAGAACCGAAGAGCATTGAGGAAATCTACCGCCTCGGATTCAATATCAAGCCCGCATCCAAGGGACCCGATTCAGTCAGGCAGGGGATTGACATCGTGAAGCGGTTCAACCTT